TGTCTTGACAATTGTTGCCCCACTTACACCTGTACCGAATTCAGCTTTATATAAACCGAAAACTGTATAAATGAAGTGTTGTGTTACGTGACGCTCGACTGCTCTTTTAGCTTCATTCAAAGCCATTTCCATTTCTGAAAATCTTGAGTCTTCAAGCATACGTCTGGTGACACCTACTGCTAATCCCCACTCTTTGACTGAAATTCTTTCGTTTCTCAAGTCTGTGTGTTGATAAGCTGGAGTGTCTCCTTCTTCTATCTGTTCTAGCGCCATGCTAGGTTTTGCGAACGTTATATCAACGTCGCCGCCAGTCTCTGTCGTAAATCGCTCTGCGAACTGTTGAATTACAGGCATATTCGTGACTGCGTAGTCTTGAATAGCGTCTTTGTAATCCACAAGTACTCGGTTTGCGGTTGAACTGAGATTGGATGTCATTAATCCTTCTTTTGCTGTAACCATTTTTTCACCTTATACCTATAGTAATAGAGCCTTGACAAAATCTGTGTGGGTAGCGCTCTTTGCTTCTAGAGCAATAGCGAACCTTTCGTCTGCTGAGGTTTTAGCTTTTGCTAAACCTGCGTTGTCGTGACCTAGAGCTGCTCCTGCGGCAATGGTTCCTGTTGCTTTTAAGAAAACAACGGCTCCTTTACCGGTTATAACGGAGGCTGGGTCTCCACTTGTAGCATCGACGAAAAGTACACCTACTGCTGCGTTCAAATATGAAGGTAAATCTTCAGAAGCTACTACGATGTTTCCACTACTGTTGTATTCAACAATAGTTCCTGCATCGATATCGGCTCCTGCGTCTCCTAACTTCATAATTCTGCATGGTGCACCACCATCATTTACTAATATGTTAATTCCTGCTGCCATATTTCATCACCTATTTTTCTTCTCCTGTAAAAACGATGCGTCCGTTTTCCATCGCAAACATGCGTGGTTGTTCTTCTGCTTCTGCTTCTACTGGTTGTTCTTCATCACTGTGGGCTTTACCTTTCCCGAAGGTCCTTTCGGATTCTTCTGGTACAGGCATAGACTCCATAGCGATAGAGAAACCTTCTAACTTAACCTCATCCCAAGAAGTGAGTTCCTCAGCACGTGCCTCTTTGGTTTCGTCATTGACTGAACCTAAGAGAGCCTCTTTATCTATGATTGTGTTGACGAAGGACTCAATTCGAGCTTTTGCTTCTGCTTCTGCTCTTGTTGATTCTACTTCTTCAAATTTGGTAATCATAGCGAGGGCGTCTTCGTGCTTGGCGTTCAATTCTTCGTATGAAGTTTTCATCTCTTCAAGCTGCGTTCTCATAGCTGCGAATTCACGCTCTACAAGAGTTTCAGCTCCAGAGTCTTCTGTTTTAACTTGTTCTTCTGCCATAGTTATTTCCTCGCTGTGTGTCCCGTGTGTTTCACAGGCACATGATTCATCATCGTGACCACCACAGCCACAGTCAGAACCCTTTTCACCGAATTCTCGGTGTTCGTTACATTCCTTTCCTTCTCCAATTGTACATGATTCACAAACGGGTGTGCGAGTCTCATTATCAATGAAGCTCACCTCAACAGGGCGTATATCAGTTGCGAAAGGCTCTCCTAAGACATCAACGTCTTTAGATAACCAGTCAATACTGACATGCGTCATGTTACCGTTCTCCAATTTCTCTAGCACTTCATTTGCTTTTGCCGATTCTTTGTGTATTCTTGCCAACATTTCGATTGCTGACTTACCATCTTCGAGCTCAACAATTTTGGGGTTGATAGCCGTGCCTAAGAGGTCATCGTCGGTTCTCTGATGATTATAATACACTGGAAGAGTTTCAAAAGCTTTCAAGTTCTCTTCCAGAACGGATGGTTCTATAAATACCTTTTGGTCACCATCTTCGTCATGGGGGCCCGACGTAATAGCGATTACAGGGAATTCTATATAGTCATCCGTATTTGTAACCTCTCCAATAGCAGGAGCATAAATTCTCCTACTTTCTCGGTCCCCGGCAGAATCCATAGCAAAACTTCTTTCAGTTTTGACTTCATCTACCCTCATGCGGCACATTTTAGCCGCAGTCTTTTCGTAGTTTTCAGTTCCACGTTTCTTAAGCGTGGCTGCTACGTCTATTAAACAGCGCTCGTATTCATATTCATCGCTCATTCTTCTCTATCCCCCGTAGTATTAGCGCTTGGTTTATTTCCAGCGCGGTTCTCTGTTCTTTCTGATTCTTCTGTCTTATCTTGGTCTCTACCACCGGATACATTGGCGTTCTTTGCGGTTTCTTGCTGTTCTACCACTCCATCTGGGTTCAGACCTCTTTCCATTCTGACCTCTTGAGGTGAAAGAACTCCCTCAGAAAGGTATATCATATCTGTCTTAGCTTTTAAGAAAGCATCATCGACGTTCATTTGACGGAATCTAAATAAGGCATCTCCAGAACCTACTTGAGGCATCAGTTGTGAATTAATAGATGCTTCGATAGCAGATTGTAAATGTCTTACATATGGTTCGAATATAGGACGTGCTTGTTCTGGCTTATCCCACATTGTCATTGGAACTTTCATAGCCATTGATATTTTCTTCATTATATCATCAGTATATTTACCATACTCGAATGCTCTTTGTGTTCCTTGTAATTCTTTTACTTGTATATCATTACCGTGAATGATATCTTCACCCGGCTCTAGCCCATTAAACGCAGATACTATCTCATTGATTTTATCCGGTCCATAAGGCATATCAGGTAGACCAGCACTAATATCGAAACGACTATTAGCGTATTTATTAAGAGCCGCACCGATGTCGCGCTCTGCATAATCTTTAAGGTCAATGAGATAAAGGATAGGATGTATATCAGATAAACCATAGGCATAATCATCAAACGGATTGTTTTTGTATTCGATAATTTCGTCTTCTTCAAATCTAACTGACTCCTTGTCGTCTCCCAAATCTTGATAATAATACTTTATCTGTCCTGATTCATCTCTTTGAACATACATATTCTGTGATGAACGTAAAACTAAGTTATCTCCAGTCCATTCTAAATAGGATGTACCAAAGATTCTTCCATTACGTAACCAAGAATAAATAAGTTGCTCAAAATTTATCTTATCAAAAAGCTGGGTGATAGCTTGGCGTTCCTCTTCATTGTCCGTTACTATATCGTAGCCGTCCTTAGAGGCGTAGAGACATGGCAAATCTATCAGAGTTCTTACTATAGGGTCTGATAAATACACATTCATATACGTCCGATAATCCCCAACCTGCGGTTCTTTCATAGCATCACCACGCCCGAAAGCGTTGGATTGCAATTGAATCCGGCGTATTACTCCATCTCCGAAGGAGCGTGGATTATCTTTTGCGAATGGTGGGTTCGTCCCTTAGTTGCGAAACTCCGCCTATTGAAAGGCCAATAATCTCTTAGAGCCATAGCTATCGTATTAATATAATACAGGAGAGTATATAAAGCTTTCGCTAAATACCGCCCGGTCGAGGCTTATTAACCCTATGTTTTCGCGTTGTTTTACCAAAAACCGGTCCAATATTGCTATTTTGTAATGGTACTGGTGTATTACGACTAATATTAACTGATGCGAAGGATGATTCGGGTGGTAACATACCTAAACAGGCGTGTATTCCTATCACAGAGCTGTCGCAATAGTCATCATGCTTACCATCTGGTGCAGATATTTTCTCTGTTTTATTAGCTGCATCCATTGTATATTCTAAGTTCACATGTTCTTTATACCATTTGTTCATTAACTTTGCTTGGTCTGGAGGTAGGTATTTAGGGTTTGGTACTTTAATTTGACCCTGTTGTACGTATGATACATAGTCTCTGTAGACTTGTGTTTTAGAACCTTTCGGTCCTCCTGTAAATATAAATGGTATTAAATGTATCTCTTCTTGTATACACTCTACTCTTAAATCTTGTTCAAAAGCCCCTCCTATACCTGTAGCGTCAATAATAACTCTTTTTGCATCGTAATTCTTTGCAACATCCATTATACGTCTACGTTGGAAGGGTATATCATGTCCTCCTGTCTTTGGTCCTATCTCTTCTGTGTAAATTAAACTTGCTACATTACCTTCATCAGATTTTTCATTAGCCCATACACTTATAACAGTAGAATTAACAGATTTACCTATATCTACACCTACAACACAATTAGGGTATGGTTTTCCATATTCTGCAAACTGTTGGTTAACAAAACACTTACGTACTAATTCGGGGTTGAATATATTACTCGTTGATTCAACAAACTCACACTCATATTCTGTTCTCCAATATACAGAGTCTTCTCCCCATTCTGTCATCTTCTGTAACATATCTTCTTCATCATAAGGAGGAGTATAAGCTCTACCTTTCTTTACAGCATCTCTCCATGTAAAGTGTAACCTATCAAATGAATCTTCATAATCTTCGTCATAAAGATATCTATACATATGGTTCTCTTTGCTCTTTGGAGTTCCCAAATTGATAAATGGAGCCTTGTTAGATAGTATAGAAGGTTCTACATTATCTATAAATAGCTTATCTGGAATGAGTGGACTTTCATCTACTACTAAGAAAGTAGGGTGTTGTCCTCGTATTGCTTGTCCTTGATTAGAAGGAGCAATAGGGGCTCTACGTAGCACCGTACCTCCCTTCATTGTGATATTAGGTTTGTTATGGAATCTATAATGGTCAATTAAGCTCCCCAAGAACTCATTATCAGCAAAGTGTCTATAACAGTAATTAAAGAT